CTTTGTTCTTGGAAAGATAATCCTATCGCAGTATCAGTTGGCGCGCCATCTTTGAAGAACATATTACCACCCTGTTGATTATAATTAGTATTCAAAGATGTCAAATAACTATCTTTGATAGTAGGAAGAAATTTATTTTTATCTCCATTCGGTAAATGGAAAGTAATTCTAAAGAGTGGTGGATATTCTAGTGCAAATCCACTTCCAAGTTTTTTAGGATACATGAATTTTCTAAAAGTATTTTCTATTTTTGTAATAATATCTGATTCTTGTTGAGATGTTGGCATCATTTGGAAATTAAAATTAAAATTTCTTATCTGCATGTCATTAAATGTTGCGGTAGACATATTATTACTCGTAACATTTCCTTGAACTAATCCAATTTTAGTCGCACCTTCTAAACTTCCTCCAGACATTTGATTAATAACTGCAGCTGCAATCGCCTGAGATTCCCTAGTTTTTTGAGTAGTTAATTCATTATTAGAAGATGCCTTTTTACTTCTATTATTTTCAAATGCCGTAATCGCACCAAGATTAATAGTATCAAAAGATGCACCATCTTGAATCTGAAAATCCATAGGAAGAAAAAGATTAATCGCCTTACTCCCACCATCCATATTCATACGACCAGTTTCTTGATTTCTAGTTCTAATAAGAAATCTTACAAAGGGCCGTTCTTCAACATTTAATGGAAATCTTAAATTGTTATCGTTGTTTTGTGCCATATTTTTTACCTTATAAATAGTAATATTAATTAACTATAAGAGTATTTATAATGGCTTATAAAGGGAAATATACAATAAAACACAAAGATAAGTACTTAGGTGATCCAACCAAAGTAGTCTATCGTTCGTTATGGGAAAGACAAGCATTTAAGTGGTGTGAGAATAGTCCCCGCGTTAAGAGATGGAATAGTGAGGAAATTGTTGTTCCTTACAAATGTAAAACAGATAATAGATTACATAGATATTATGTTGATTTATTAGTAGAATTTGATAACAGAAATATTGTTCTCGTAGAAATTAAACCTAAAAAAGAAACACAACCACCTAAAAATCCAAAGAGAAAGACTAAAAGATATGTAAATGAAGTTATGACATATGTGAAAAACACTTCTAAGTGGGAGGCTGCAAAACAATATGCTGACCATAAGGGATGGAAATTTCAGATATGGACAGAGGATACTTTATCTAATCTTGGCATCAAACTTCTGAAAGGATAGTATAAATAGATATATGGCATCTTTATTCGATACATTACAGCTAGGGGCAATAAGGTCTGGAGTCACTTTAAGAACTAAAGAATCTAAAAAGTGGTTTCGCGAGAAGATTGATGGAATGAAAAAACCATCAAGGGCGGCACTATTAAGAGATAGTGCGTTAGAACCTAGTCAAAGAGAAATGATTGGGAATATGTATATGTATGTATACGACCCTAAAACTAAACAGGACCTACCATATTACGATAGATTCCCTTTAGTAATAATGATTGAGAAGTATAAAGATGGATTTTTAGGATTGAATTTACATTACTTACGACCTGATATTAGGGCCAAATTTCTTGATGAATTAATGAGATTGGCTCCAGGAAAAGTAAAGAGTAATTCAAGATTACTTAAGGCGAAGTACTCGTTACTTCAGTCAACAAGAAAATATAAAGAATTTAGACCATGTATAAAAAGATACTTAGGAAGCCAAATAAGGTCTAAAGTAGTAAGAGTTCCTATGACAGAGTGGGAAATAGCTATCTTTCTTCCAACTGATCAGTTTGTTAAAGCATCCAAAACTGAAGTATGGAATGAAAGTATTAAAATTGCGAGAAAAACTTAATGGCCAGTATAGATAAATTAAAATCAACAATTACTTCTCGTGGTGGTATGGCGAGGAAAAATAGATATAATGTCTTTTTCACACCCCCGACGATGTCTTTATTTAATATAGACCCTCAAGCAATTTTATCTAATGTTCTGACAGGACAGGACGTTAGTGTGGGTACTCTCATAAATGATCCAAGAGATATATCAATATTATGTGATTCGGTAACCCTACCGGGACGTTCTCTTTCAACTATGGAGTATCAAGATCAATTTCAAGTTATAAAAATGCCTTACACCTTTGTGGATAGTGAGGTTAATTTTAGTTTTCTTTTAACCAAAGATTACTATATGAAAAGAATATTCGATAATTGGGTAGATGGAATTATTAACGCAAAAGATGCGGAAGGTAAAGTTGTTCCATACCAATTAGGATATAAAACCGACTACTCGACAGACATAGTCATTCAACAGTTAGATGAAGAAGATGTCCCTGTTTATGGAGTTAAGTTAATAAATGCATTCCCTATAAATATTGGTGATATAGAATTAGGGAATGGAAATGAGAATGAATTTTCAAAGGTAGATATTACTTTTGGATATGATAAATATGAAGTAGAAGGACCATTAAGTAGTACTGTATCACAGCTTACTTCTGGTCTTTCTATATTTGGATAATATAATAGGAGAATAAATTATGGCTTTGCCGTTAGTGAATGCGTCTAAGTACGAGGCGACTATACCAAGTACTGGACAGGTGATTGAGTTTAGACCTTTCTTAGTTAAAGAAGAAAAACTCCTTATGGTAGCTTTAGAATCGAAAGATGATAAACTTATTGTAAGAACAATGAAAGATATATTAAATTCATGTATCTATGCAGATATTGATATTAATACTTTTACTACTTTCGATTTGGAAGAACTCTTTTTAAGACTTCGATCAAAATCAGTGGGAGAGAAAGTAGAATTAAAATTAAAATGTGAAGAATGTAACTATGAAAACCCACAAACAGTAAACCTCGATGAAATAGGAATCGACCCGGTTACTGAAAAGAAGAAGAATATTGTTATGATTAATGATGAAGTTGGTATTGATTTTAGATATCCAGCGTTAAAAGATATAGAAAATCTTAACGTTACTGCTGATGGAGATACTAAAGAACAGCTGAGAGTGATGAATGGAATTATTATTAAAAGTATTAAAAGTATTTTTGATAATGATAATGTTTATCCAGCATCGGACCAGAGTGATGAAGAACTGGCTGAGTTTATAGACAATTTAAACTCTACACAGTTTAAGAATATTACTAACTGGATTAGTGAGATGCCACAGTTGATTCATAATATAGAATATAAGTGTAACAAATGCGGACACGAGAATAAATTGGAGTTAAGAGGTCTCCAAAGTTTTTTTACTTAGGCCTTTCACATGATAATCTCGTAAACCATTTTAAAACTAATTTTGCAATGATGCAGAATCACGGTTATAGTTTAACGGAATTAGATAATATGTTACCATGGGAAAGGGAGATATATGTCGCCCTACTAGTAGAACACATTAAAGAGGAGAATGAGCGTAATAAGGCTCAACAAAGAAAATGGAAGAGTTAAAAAAAGAAGAAGTTAAAACAAGTTATCACCCAGCCGATACCAACGGCGATGGTAAAGTAAGTAGAAAAGAACAAGATATGTACTTAGAGTTTAAAAGAAAAGAACTTGAAGATGCTGATGCAATGAGAGATGCACAAAGAAAAATGGCATGGTTTGCATTAGGTGGAATGTTGTTATATCCATTTGCAGTAGTACTCGCAGTTCTTGTAGGATTAGATTCTGCCAGTAAAATACTAGGAGATATGGCGGCGACTTACTTCGTGGCTGTAGCTGGTATTGTGGCAGCATTCTTTGGTTCACAAGCTTTCTCAAATAAAAAATAGGATTAATTTAAATGGCTGACGATAAAAAAAGACAACAGAATAAACAAGTTTCGGATGCAAAGAAGAACGTCGAGGCCAATAAGGGTGTATTGAAAAAACAAAAGGTAGAATTAGAACGTCAGTCAAATCTACAAGAAATACAAAATAAAATCCAAAAGACTTCTTTAACTGCTCAGAAATTAAGAGATGCAGGTGATGCGAATAATGCAAAAATACTTCAACAGTCACTGGAAGATGTACAAAATCTTTTGTCCAAAAATCAAAATGCGACAGCAGTTGCAAATAGATTAGATGAATTAATTGCTATAGAAGAAAACGCTCAAAAAATAAAAGAGGTTGAAAAGGCCAAAAAAGATGCAGCCGATGCAGAAAAAGCCGATAAACAAAAAGCTAATGATAAAAGGCAAGAAGGTAAAGAAGAAGAATCCTTAGGAACATCTTTAAATGATTTAACTAATAAATTAAAAGGTGATACTGAAATACTTGCGGCACAACAAGATTTAGGTAGTAGGGAACTTGGTAAAAAGATTAGCGATTTAAGTTTAGGTGCACAAACTACTGACGAAAAGGAAAGAGCAGAAACATTGAGAAAGGCATTTAAAGATGCTCAATCTAATTTAGATGTCGCAATAGAAAGTGGTGATCCAGAGGCCATAAGACTTGCAAAACAACAAGTTGAAAATTTGAAAAAAACTGTAAAAAGTGAAGAAGATAACAGAGAACAGAGAAAAAAGACAGATGAGGCGAATAGTACTTTACTTGCAATTAGGGATCAGACCCAAGGTTTTAATGATAAATTAAAATCTATGGCGAAAGGTGGTGGATTTGTTGCTGGTTTGGCCGCAGTAGTTCTTGCGGTATTTAGTCCAGAAACATTAGGAGCTGTAGTAATGAAAGTTGTTGACTGGTTTACTACTATAGTAGACGCGTTAGAGGCCTTAATTACTGGTGATATGGAAACATTTAAAACTACTCTTAAGGATAACTTTGCACTATTCGCAGGTTTATTAGGCCTTGGTTTATTCTATTTTGGTCCTGCACTACTTAGCGGTCTCTTTACTGTAATGCGTTCAATGAAGCTCTTTAGAGGATTTATGTTAGTTACTGCGTTTCCTACTATAGGTCTTTTCTTTACTTCAATGTATACATCTGTTTTAGCCTTATTGGCACCTATGCTTGCGTTTATAGTTGCGAATCCAGTTACAGCTATTATTCTTGGTATAATCGCAGTCGGAGCATTCTTTACGTACCTGGCCTCCAGAATGACTGGATTTAGTATGCTTGATACTATAAAAATTGGATTTGCACATTTAAAAGATGGGTTAGCACGTATGGGTAATTTCTTTGTTTCTCTTGCCGAAGGATTTTTAAATATGCTTGGTAAGTTAAAACCTTTATTAGACTTTTTAGGAATTGATTCACCTGATTTTGCAAATATGAAATTAAAAAGAATGTCAACTGATAATGCATCCAAGGCTGTAGCAGTGGCAGAGGCCAATAAAGCAGAGGCAGAGGCCAAGAAAGCAGAGGCAGCATTAGAAAAAGAAAGACAATCTAAACTTGGAACTGGAGAAGGTTTTGATATGAGTCAACTAGGAGCTGAGAACGCAGATATTATGGCAGACTTACAGGCTCAAGGATTTAATATACCTTCTACTCTCCAAACTAATGTATCAAATAACTCAAGTAGTTCACAATCAACCACTATTGTAACAGAAAGACCTTCGCGTTCATCTACAATTCTTAATAGTTACAATTCAGCAGTCTTTAGATAAAATTATGGGCAAAATTAGACAATGGTTCCGTGATTGGTTCGACAGAGAAATAGAAAAGTCCTTTCAACGCAAAGCAAATAAACTTCACGGTAAATAAAAAAAAGGTCTCTTTCGAGACCTTGAAAAAACATATTCTATTTTATTCTATAAGGACGTGTCCTATTTAAAGGAGCTCTCCTTAATTATCTTGTGCCAATTTGGCAAAGTAAGATAAAGTGTCCTCTCCATCATCACTAGCTTCTGGAGTATCCATGGCTGGTGAATCGTTAGATGACATAGTTGGTGCTTCCATCACATCAGCGACTACTGGTGCAGCTGCAATTGGTCCAGCCTCAACACCTAAAACTCTATTCAACTTAGTCTTTAATTCGTCATAAGTTTTATAGTTTTCAGGAGTAAGGAATTCTTGAAGTGAATATAGTTTCCCATATACTTCTTGCAACCTAGCCTCATCACCATCATATAAAGAGGATTGTTTTGCAAACTCTGACTTATCATAGTTTACCCAACCTTCTACTTTTCTGATTTTAATTTTAAAATCAGCACCTTCCCAGAAGTCATAAGGATTGATAGGAGTCTCATCTTCAAAAGCAGGTTGCATAGCTTCCATTACTTTATCAAAGATTTTCTTACCAAATTTATAAAGAAATACTTTTCCTTCATTTTCTGGATTAGCAGTATCAGAAACAACTAGAACATTACTTACATAATGTAAACGTCTTTTTCTTTCTCTTGCAATAGCTTTATCCTCATCTCTACCAGAATTCCATAGAACAGAGTTCATCTCTGATACAGGATCCTGTTGACCGATAGAAGTTAAAGAGTTTTCGATATACCATAGACCGTTAGGACCTTTAAAGCCATGATCCCAATATCTTACCCATGGAAGGTCTTCGCCTTCTTGAGCGGGTAGGAATCTAACTACGGCATAACCGTTTCCTGCTTTATCTCTGGTAGGTTTCCAAAATCTATTATCCTCGTAAGAATTAGATTCTGTTTTAGTGGTGGATACAGCTTCCGCTGCCTTTACGAGTTTGTCTATTGACGAGCCTCGCATGCTCTTTAGATTTTCTAATGACATATTTTTCTCCGTTTCATCATTGTATTACTGAATTGTCCACTTTATACATAATATATACTTTATATTATAACACATTATGTGTTATTTGTAAACCCCTTTAATAATAAATTTTTACATTTAATATCATCAAAGCTTACGAATGGCTTATACTTCTCAATCCTCCTTTTAATATCTGGCCATATAATGGTATCAGATATCTTCTTTGATTCACGAGGTATAAACCCTAGTAATGAGTCAAGAATAACAACTGTTTCCAATGATATATCTTCTTGCATCATTAACTGTATTACGAGAGGTAGTTGACCATTATAAGATGTAAAACACTTATCAAAATCAAGTTCACTCTCCGTTAATATATTTATATCGACCGAGAACACTCGATGGATACTTTCTTTAGTTCTTTTATATTTATTATAATTATCATCTCCAACTTCATTGACCATATCTCCAACATAAGATACACCCACTTTAAAGTTGGCCACGTAGTAACCTAATAAATCATTACCATAATTCTTCGCAATCTTTGCAAAAAAGTATTTATCTTTTCGTTTAAAAAAGGATTGAGGGCTAACATTAGATTTATAGTTATACTTTACTGCGTCATAATCTGTTTCGAAGTGTAGTCGCAGCGCATTATATAGTTTATAAGAATCAAATGGTTCTGTCATAATCTACCCGTCCAGTGTAACCACCAGCGAAAGTATCTTCTTCCTTCGCCATAGGCAGCACTTCTTAACTTATTATAAATCATATAGGTAGTTTATTTCCTATTTTCTTCCCACGAATTAAGTTTAATGACGATGCCTCTTCCTCTATCTTTGACTTTAATGAATCTGATAGTAGTCTTTTAAGATTCGTGTATGGCATTCCTCTTTCTTCTATAATCATAACTGCGGCATCTATATAAGATACATTTTTAGTTTCAGAAACTAACTTCTCCACAGCCATAGAAAATCTTTTCTTTGTCATTATTTTGTGTTCAAACACTTCTTTTTCTTTTTTAATCATAATATCCTAAGTAATATACAATCACCATTTACTCGTCCATTAGGGACATTAATTTTAGTAGTGATTTGCTCTTTCCAAATCTTTTCAATTTGTCTTTGAGTTTTGGTTAACATTAAAGGTAGTATTACTTCTGGTTTTCTTAACTTAGTACACCTTGATAATTTAATATCAAAGTTCTTAATAGTAGTTCCACCCACTTCAAATCCTGCAGTCGCAGTAGTTACATATTCATATAAAGTTCTATTCTTAGTATTAAACACTAAGAGAGATGATGCTCCAGGAATACCTATTGGATTAATAGAAGTTAATTTATATTCCATGTCCTCTACTTTATATTTTAAATCTTTTACTTGGACATCAGTGGCCTTTCTTTTCTTAATTCTAGGACCTCTTTCGGCCTTATAAGATAATTTTAATTTATCTAAATCAGAGTAAATAGTGTCCATCTGTTTTACCATTTTCTTTTTATTCGCAAGACTAATATGTGAATATGCCTCTACAGCCTGATCACATGTTTTGTTTATTGCGTCATTAATGACTTCATATTCATCATCAATTATTCTTTTAAATGGGGCGATGGCATTACTTTTTAGTCCAGCCTCTTTGAAGGCTGCAAAGACATCTATAGAATTATTAAATTGATTCTCCATCCAACCATCAACAATCTGTGTGTCCCATAATTCATATACAGTATCCATGACTTTTCTACGAGTTCTTTCAACTGGTGATATTACAGGAGGTGCATTTTTCTTTTCTTCTTTCTTAACTCCTATAATAGTTTTACCATATTTAATTACTTCAAGTAGATATTCTTTGGCCATTTCATGTTGTTGTTCAGTATGTTCCCAACCTCTAAAGTGTAATCTGCATACAGCCTTTACATTTAAAATTAGTCTCCAATCTTCTACTTGTTTTAAGGCCTTTATTTGTTCTTTATCAAACTTACATACTTCTTCAGCGTACTGTATTACAAAAGGAACATAGTCCTTAGTTTTATAGAAATAATTATACCAATGAGCCCCTTTGGTCCATTGACACATACTTTCTGATTTTGATAGATTAACTGATTCACCAGGACCCCAAAGAGGTTCTGGTCCCATATACTTATCGTCAAGTGTTACTCTTTTTTTTCTTAACTTTGTTCTTACTTTATTAATTGCCATAGTATTTTCTTAATTAAAGTGAGGGTGGTACCTTTGAGTAAAATAAGGAGTAAAGGAACCAACCCTCGAAACTTATTTAATTATAGGTGTCTCCTTTATACCCATTACCCAATTCTCTGCACAATCCTCGGACCACTTTTCTGAGTGGTCAGGGTACCATTCAATACCTAGATTGTTATTCTGATACATAAATCTCACACCGAAAAAGTTTTTCTTTTCTCCTACAGTGCGGATAACATCAGCTCTCTTCTCGCCCTCAACATAAGTTGAGTATTCCATATAATCATATTTTGACATTATTTATCGTCTCCATCTTTATTATTTTTATATAATGATTGCCCTTTTTGATTTGCCACTATTTCAGATGATTCAATCATGAACCAGAAGGCAATTCCTAAAATTATTATTTGAATAAACATTTCCATTATTATTTTCCTATATGTTTAATGTCACTCTTAGGAATGACTTGGTACGCACCTTTATTGTATGCCGGTGCAACCGTAAATTTTTTACTCTCGTCCAACTTCCAACTTTGGTCCTCTATCTTTTCATAGGACGTAAGTGGCGCGGATGGATAATGCTTAGTTTCTCGTACTATAGCATTATCTTTTGGGGTAGACCAATTATAGTCGGCCATTGTTTTATTCTTAGGTTTTGACATAGATATAGTTTTACGTTTTTTACCTGATGGACCATATCTAAGTGACCCTGCATAAAAATTAGTAACTGACATTAGTTCTTTCTCCTCCACTCAGCAATAAGGTCATCACCTTCTAGCCTTTCACCGAAGGTATGTATTATCTGGCCACCTTGACTTCTTTCAATCAGGCCATTATTATATGATCGGTCAGTAACTGATTTACCATTTTCTGTATCGCCTGGTCTATCATCGTAGGCCATAGAACTAAGAGAATGCACGTGTATTTGAGCAACACCTGATGCCCATTCTTCTGCGGCAATTAATTGTCTTTGCCTTTCTACTACGTTGTCATATTCACTCATGATACTACTTCCTTACATCTTTTTGGGTTTTGAATGTTTTTTACAAGTTGCTTTAGTTTCTTGGTCCACATCATTTTAAATCCTGGATCACATGCCCTTTCTCTTACAGTGAGAAGAGCCTCTATTCTTTGCACATCGAGTTTCATTTGTTCTATATTAGTTCCAGTCATCATGTTCCTTCATAGCGTTATATGTTTCCATATAACTGGATCCATCTAAATAAGCCTGTGTTTCTTTTTTAGAGTAATACATATTTTCCTCTTTGAAACATTCTAAAGAACCAGGAGCTTGTTTGCCTGCCTTCTTTACTTGTTTAGTTAAATAGTTTTTAGGTCTTGAATATACCTTTTTTACAGTGGCCTTGAACTCTTTCTCGGCCTCATATTTTGCTTTTTCTTCTAATAAAGCTTCTTTTATATCATTAAAATCCATACATAATCTCCTTCATTTTTGTATACCATATATTATAACACACTTTAAACCAAATGTAAACACTTTTTTTAAATTAATTTGTCAACATCTGTACTAAGTTATTAATCAAGAACATAAGCCCTACTCCATTCAATAGAATTAACGCTCTGTCCTTCCACATAATTGCAACTATTAACCATAGGAAAATACCTACTAACGATAACGTTAGGTCATAAAATTGCATACCCTCAACTCCACGAATACTCATTGCAAGTAGAACGAAGATTGAGGCAACCCATTTTAAATACCAGTCAACAGTAAATTTAGGTGTTGCTGATTTATAAATTCTTTTACTATTCTCTAATTCTTTTTTATCAAACTTTGTCATTACTTTACCCATACATGATTATATTTTTTAGGATAGTTATCGCAAGTGTAATTAGTATCACTATAATTGATAACTTCAACACATTCACCTGTACTATGACTAACATGAACATCTGGTAAGTCTAACGCACTATCAAATGCAAAAGCCAATAGTAAAGGTATTGATATTACTATTGCGATTTCTAAAATATGATCCTTTATCCAATTTTCCATTATCCAGTCCTCATATATTTTTCAACAGGTTTTAACTCAATAAACTTTCTACGAGACTTTGAAAATTGTTTCATAGGAGATTTAAATTGAGTGTACTTTTTTGTGCCTGTGGCTTTAAAGCCGACACAATGTCCTTGTTCATTTAAAATGTAAGTGTGATTAGGAACTTTATATCCTACATCGTCCCAATTAGTTATTTCTTTAAGCGCCTTCATGTACTACTTTCCTATTTCCTATCTGACCAAATGGTTGTTCTAATATTTGAACTACAGAACAATGATTATCATTTTTTAAATCTTCTTTATGACATTCGACTCGCATCTTTGAGATTACGTCGACATCACTTTTTGCCCATACATATTTTTCTACTTGAACTACATATCTTTTCATACAAAAGCCTCCCAACAACCTGAAACACCTATCGCAGAGTTATCACAACCCTGGCCGTCAAACCACCATTCCATGTTTAATTCTTTAAATGATTTTAAGTAAATAATTGTAGAGAACCATACTCCATGTTTCTCACCATATTCATTTGTTTCACAAAATCTACCTTCGATAAAATCTTTACCGACATTTTTAACAAAACCCTCATAGTTTACACCTAATTGTGTATACCTAAAAGAATCATATTCACTTACTATTTCTAACATTTTTACTCCTTTTTTTACCTTATACAACCATTATACACTATTTCGAACCAAATGTAAAGTGTTTTCTTAAAAAAAAGTATATATTTTTTATATATAAAAATGGGTTATAAACCTAGTTGTTTTTTGTGTTCTTTCCAGTAGTCAGCGTGTTTGTTGATACTGTTAGGATATATACTGAAAGACTTTGCATCTTCCATTAAAGTACTTAATCTCATTGCGTCATATCTAGGACCTCTGTATCTGATCCTACCTTTTCCTTTTGCGTTTAGAACGTCTGGATGGTATCTATATTCCATAGGGATACCTTTGTGACTGGCCTCTTGACCTTTACTGGGATTGATGTAGTTATCTAAATTAAACATATTACTCCTTTTCTTTAATTTATACAACCATTATACACTATTTTGAACCAAATGTAAAGTGTTTTCTTAAACTTTTTTGTTACAATTGTGTTACATTTTATAACTAAATGTTATAAAAGACCAACTTTATTCATGACATCTAGGTTATTAACAACTGCTATAGTTAGTAGACTATTTGCCACTATCATTTGATCATTATTGTATGTATGCCATATGATACTACCCATCAATAGTTTTAATACTACTATTTCACCTGCTGATGGTCTTTTTCCAAGAATAGGATTTGCCTCGTAAACATAAGGACTTTTAAGACCATGGTAAGTTGTAAGTGCGTCCATTGTATTAATGAAGATAAAGTACGATTGTGTTTTTACTTTGTTATCAAGGGGTAAAAATTGTAACCCTTTCGGATTTACCTTTAACTTGTATGTTATCAACTCGCGAGAAGCTTCTCTCTTTACACTTTCCAGCAGTGAATTGTGATAACAACACTCGAACCCCATCATAATTTCTTGTTTGGCCTTCGAGTCTAGCCGCGAGGTTAACGGCATCTCCAATGACGGAATAGTCAAATCGAGATTCTGATCCCATGTTTCCGACGATGCAGTCGCCGGTATTGATACCAATGCCAACATCAATACGAGGTAACCCCTTTTCTTCAAGTTCTTTAATAAGTTCATCTGCGGCCTCTAATATTTCTATTGATGTATCTACGGCTAATTCCGCATGATTATTGCAAGGTAGAGGAGCATTCCAAAATGCCATGATACAGTCTCCCATATACTTGTCAATTGTTCCACCATTCTTTAATATAATTTTAGTCATGGTGTCCAAATAACTATTTATAATATTGACAAGCCCTTCAGGGTCATTATTATTTTTATAGTGTTCTGATATTGGAGTAAACCCTACAATGTCCATGAATAGGAATGTCATTTCTTCTCTTTTACCACCTAACTTTAATAGAGAAGGATCTTTTTGTAATAACATAACTTGTCGTGGATCAAGGTAAGTTTCAAACTGTTTCTTAATTTGCTGTCTTAACATATATTGTTTATAAAAGTTATTAAAACTGCCTGAGGTAAAGGTTATTATATATAATATTAATGAATATGTAAGGTCAAGGAGCATATACCATTTATTCCAAACATAATAAACAGTTAAGACTGATCCGAAACAAACGGCCAGAAATCCGATTCCAGAAGCCCAAACAGGTGCCCGATATATTAACAGGACTAGAAAAGCAGCAAGAACTGTCGATACGAGAATTTCTATTGCTGCCGTCCACAGAGGACGTGAAATGGAGTTCTCATCTAAAACAGTCTGAATCGCAGAAGCCTGTAATTGATGAGCAGACTGAAGACCAACTGGAGTTGGAATTTGAGAAGCCAATCCAGATGCAGTTAAACCTATCAGAACAATCTTACCATCAAGATTAGGTAATTCTGATCCATATTCTATTTCATTAAAAGTATAATTAGTATTAATCCATATTGAACCATTTGGATCAGTAGGTATCTGAAACGGTCTTAAAATAATTTCTTCGATTCCAACATCATTTACTTTAATAGTATAAGAAGGTTTATTGTTTGCAACTCTTATAAGTTCTAATGTAAATGACGGATATAATTGATTGTTTATATTTGATAAAAGTGGTATTCTTCTTACTACTCCATCAACTTCTGGCATTCCATTTATTAATCCATGCCCCCATGCACCAGCCTCTATCTCTGGTATATTAGTAACTAGACCATCATATTTTATAACCCAATCATTAGGTTCACCTGTTCCAAATATTGCTGTTCCCACATACGGGGCACTTTTACTTCTACCTCGTGGGTCTGCATCTTGAGATAGTATAACTCCATTATCCTTTATCCATGATGCAAATACTTCATCTCCACCAAACCTATCAGATTCAGGAAACATAATGGTAAACCCAATAAGTCCAGCATTTGCATTTCTTAAATCGGAAATCATTTGTGCAAACTGTTGCCGAGGAAAAGGCCATTGACCATATTTTTCCAGTGCTTCCTCACCTATATTAATTAAAACTATATCTTCGGATTTTTTATCTGGTAATGATTGAATATATTGGTCGAATACTACCAATCTTATTTGTTGGACTATATCTGGATCCGATATACGAATGAATAATCCTAAAACTATTATTGCAATAGTAGTCCATATTGATGTTATATATTTCATATATCAAATTGGACGCTTACACCGCATCCACAACTGCTTACTTCATGTGGATTTAAGAATTTAAAATATTCTTGTAAACCCTCTTGTACATAATCCAAGGTCATACCTTCTATGTATGGTTTACTTTCTTGATCAATTAAAATATTAAATTTACCATAATCGATTACTTCATCGCCATTTCTAACTTGATCTTCGGCAAAGATATACTCAAATCCTGCACAGCCACCACCAGTTATACCTACTCTTACTGAATTGATATTTTTTTCTACTAATTTAACTATTGCTTGGTCTGTTAATTCTATCATTACATTCCATTTTCAGGATATAGTTGATTATGTTTTCTATATTTAGTTTTTTCTTCCCAATGCTCAATTGCCTTTTTAATACTATCTTCGGCCAAAACTGAACAATGTATTTTAATTGGTGGTAACTCCAATGCATCTGCTATATCTTTATCTTTTACAAGTTTGGCCTCGGCTATTGTTTTTCCTTTTAACATTTCAACAAACATTGTTGACGATGCAATTGCCGAACCACACCCATATGTTTTAAACTTAACGTCTAGTATTTCTTCACTATCTGGATCCAATTTTAAATCTAATTTCATTACATCACCGCATGCAGGAGCACCTGACAGGCCTGTTGCAACATTAGGATCATTTGGATCAAATCTACCGACTGAATGTTTTTCTGGATTGTTTAAAACTGATTCAAACCTTTCTATTACTTTTTTACTATATGGCATTAACTAAATTTCCTTTGTACCCATTTAAAAATAGCATATATTGATAAACCATAAAAGGCTAATACGCTCATTGGTAATGCAATATAAGCTAATTCCCATGGAGATAAGAATAAGACTTGCCAAGTAAAATCAGCTACTGCTTGGGCATCACTTACGCTTTCTGGTTGAATTGAATCTGGAAATGATATTTCATTCTCTTCGAAGAGTTCTAAAATCTCTTCATATTCTTCTTCAGTAAGACACTCGTAAAACTCTGGTGGACATTCTATCATGTTAATTACCCTGTGAAACGTTTATTGTACAACCGCCTACTGTATAACAATTGTTGGTAATAGTATAACTCATATTCGTACTACCTTGTTGTAATAAATTTAATGTTGTTGGTTCAGTTCCTTGTAATCTTATTTGAGAATTATGATTTGCACTTCCTTTTTGCATGAGGTCTACTGATGAACCATCAGCTGTTCCATAGAAGTATGCATGTGAATAATGAGAACCTCCGCCTTCTTGCCATGATTCGACATTAGTATCATCAGCATGTACATCTAAATTTAATGTATGCGAACCGTGCTGATAAACATCTACAGTATTATCATTACCCCATAAATGCCTACCATAAGTTGCACCATCATATTGTAATACTGTTTCGTCATTACCTGTACCATCAACATCTCCACCCCATGATTTACCTGAACCCCAATATGATACCCAGGATATAGAATTACCTGAACCATTTTGAGTTAAATTAAATGAATTACTTGCATGAGCAAAAGAAAAATCTATTGAATTACCATAACCTATTTGAGTTACATTTAAATTAAGATTATCTCCATTGCCGACTTGTTCAACATGAATATGGTTATCATCTGTTGGTCCTGCGTATAATGGCATTGCTAAAAAGACACACGCACCCCACGGCAGTATCCAGTATTTAAAAAATTGTTGTTTTATTTTAGTCCAGTTCATACTTCTATTTATACTAGTTTTGATTTATAATTACCATAATATCTTCGCCATCATTACCTGTAATAATACCTTGATATCCAGGAGTTGTTGTGTCTAATGTAAAACTACCACCTGCAGCAAATTCAATTTCTATTAATCCATTTACATTACGATATAATACTAAATTACCATCTCGTAAAAATACATTAAATTGTGATTCATCATTTAAACCTCTTCTTGCACCTTTAATATCAAACTCGCCCAATGTATCAAATAAATCACCAGAATCAACTATTGCCAAAAAGTCTAATAAAAACTCAACATCTAATTCATCAATATCAAGTTCACTAAATTCGTCCAACTCATCTTCTGCTAATTCATCTTCTTCTAATTCAGTAAACTCTAAGAAGTCGATATCAAGTAATCCTTGGTCTTCGTTCTGTTCGTCCTTAAGTTCTTCCTCTATTCTTTGTTTTACTTCTGCCGGTGGATTTACAATAAACATATTATCAATTAAGGCTGGTGTAATACCAGTAATTACAGTTGAAGATGTTGGTGGACTATCTGTAGTAGTAACCATAGTTGCTGCATATGCCTGATCAAGTGTAACTGTTCCTGCTGCATTTGATACTTCGATTACTCCTGATGGATCACCTTTATCGTCAGGTAATAATATTACTAAGCTTCTACCTAGTTCATCTATTGTTGTAGTAAAATCTGTGCCTCTAACTGCTATAGTTGCAGTAGGCGTTTGTATACTAATATTTGCATTATTAACTAGACCTAATTTTCCTGATGCAAAACGAGCAGTACCCATTGCCATTTTTAATGACATTTTGGATAAGTTTGGATTAGGGTCGTAGTATATCTCGTCTATTAAAACGAGAGAGTGTTCTTTAAGTTGTAATTCTGCCTTATCTAAGAATTCAATTAACATACGGCCTTTGGCAGTTTGGGCCTGGTCGTATAGTTCTATAGTTTCGGTTTGTATTGTTTCTTTATCGCGTAATATTGAATTTACGCCAGATGCTTCGCGAACTTCACCAATAGGGTTAGCGAAACTAACCCCACTGATGAGTAGTAAAAGACTAGCTGTCGTTGCCGGCGTCTTTTTGATTAAGTTGAATAATCGCATTATCTGATGTAACTGTTAATACAATATTTGCATTAGGTGTTGCACAAGGCGAACCTCCAACACAAGTACCAGATATTTGATTAATATCAACATCTGCAGAATCACCTGTTAAAGTGAATTCTAGGTTATGTTCACCATCTTTTTGCAATGTATTTATATTGTTACTGTCACCAGTAATTTCAAAATCCCATATGTTGTCGTCTGATTCCCAGTCAACGTCAAAGACATTTGAATTACCAATTAATATTAAATCAGCATTTAATCTTTCTGCACTTAAACCATAACCTTGATCCAAGTCAAAGGTGTTTGAATCACCTGTAACGTCAAAGTTTATATCTGAGTCGTCTGCACTACCAACGTTTCCGATATTCCAATCTATAACATTTGAATCACCTGTAAAATCTAGCTTATAAGTTGAACTATCTGCTACAACAGGACCAAATAATATATTTTGGTTACCAGCGAAATCTAAATCAAATTCTAAACTTGAACCTGTAATAGCCATTACAGAACCTGACCCACTTGAAAAGTTATCTCCGCCGATTTTGTTACCAAAACCGATTTGATCTACATATAATTTAAGTGTATCACCAGTTTGTGTGATTTTAATTTCGTTATCATCAGTGGCTTGTGCGAAAACAAAAGATGTCGACAATAGTATTACTATACTTAAAAGTTTATTCATTTTCGTTTACCTCTTCCTTTAATGGATGTTTCTCGTTTTTCCCATTTATTTGATGGGGGTGACGATGTCCATCCTCAATTACCCAGAGCTTTCTATCATGACCCTGGTAGATTAATTCCAGTACGGCAGCTTCAATTGCTGTTCGTACCGCGTATGTCACGGACTCATTATTACCCACTCCGTCCTCATATTCTACTAGAGTAGTGCTATTATCCACAAATCGGAAAATATCCCCACTGCCACCATAACTAAGAATTGTTTTCTTAGCTTGGACATTCAATAATACTTCACCTGTTAGAACTGAAACAGCTCTTACAGATACGGTTACGACATCTTGCGTATATCGTTTACTTTTACCAATACCCAATAGCCGTGCGCCTCGGCCTCCTGATTGAATATTAGTATCGTATCCAATAATTCCACCTTCCATAATTATTCCAGCGAATAGGAGTGGATTTAATGGTTGCGGACCACCGTCGCCCGCAAAATCTTGTCTTGCACTTCTGATTATCTGACGTTCTCTTACCAGATGATCAATGCCTTGTCTTTCTACTACTCTAAACCAGGTTCCTCCACCTGCTGTTTTAAGAGCATCTATTAGTAATTCTGTTCCACCTTGTGTAGTGGCTGTAGAGAAATCAGCAATACCTTCTCTTGATTTTCTTTGTCCTGTTTTATCTTGGAAGCCATACACTGCCACAACTGGTCTATCTTTAGCTGGTGGTAAATCTAGTAATTTAATATATGAAGGAAGTCTTACTGCCTCTGCTTCTTCTACACAAATATGATGTTTTCTTTGTGTATTCTGCCATATAAATTTTGCAGAATTCTTAGATGCTGTTAATGCATCTACTACTTCTTCAAATTCTATTTCCTTACACTCTTCTGGTTGATTAGACCAAACTGGTGTAGAGGATTCGTTCATTAGTCCTAAGACCATTAATAATATTAAAACGCCTTCCATTATCCGCTATCCGAATCTTGCCCAAAATTACCAGTCCCTACAGGTATTTCAATAACAGTTGTTGTTCCATCTGAATCAACAATTGTCATTTTAATGTATTCCGAACCATCTTCATTTGTAATAACTTCATATGTTACTGTATTACCTTCTAAAACAAATGATCCATATCTTACCGACCCATCATTACTAAACATTGATTCTACTAATTGTTTAGACATTTGAGCGTAAATTCTTGATTCTAAGTTTCGAATGAACTTAGCCATTGTTGTATTCTCTGCGTCTCTTTCGGCTGCCTTTCTTGCAGCTTCCATGGCATCTTTTATCGCCTTTTTACGTGCATGTTCCTGGTTTTCTACTGTTAAATAATGAGCACCAGTTCCTATACCACTAAAGGAGGGATTTTTAAATTTATGTGTGATATCTGCAGCAAATGCTTTTGGTGATATTGCCATAATACTTATTACAAATATCGTAACAAGTACAGATAATTCAAGTCTATCTTTCATCTTTTCCATTACCTCTATTCTTTCGCTTTTTCTTTTCATTTTCTCTATATTCTAAAACTACATTTACTTTTTGTTGTAATCTTATCAAATCTTGATCCAACATCCTTGTCTGATCAATAACTCTTATAAGAGCCATGTGCATTTCATCTAACTTCGGCTCTATATGTTCTCCAATATACCACCAAACATAATATATAAAATATCCTAAACCTACGGACATCACAATTGGAAACCCGTAGTCAGAAACTAATTGACCTACATCCATTAGTCTCTCCTAGTATCTATTTTGCCGTCCTCAATAAAGTTTTCTGCACGTGCAATTCTATCAGTATCTGGTCTTAAATCTAAGGCCGAAGATACTAACAAATCAATTTTTATCATTTCATTACTCATTGTTCGTGCTCTATTCTCCAAACTCTTGGCAAATATAGTTAAGGTGTTTATCTTATCTACTATTCCTTCTAGTATCTGTTTGATTACTAAAAAGATAAAGAATCCCATAACTAAAGACCCAGCAATTGGAGCACCTACATCCGCAATGAGTGTAAATATACTCTCCATGGAAGTATTTATAAGAAAATAAATCTTAGATGCTAAAAATCCTCCGTTTTAACAGAGGATTAGCTTGATTTATTATTTAGTAACTGTGAGCTATTTTTACCGCTTTAATATTAGCAGTAGCAGCTGGTACTTCAAGAGTATCCCTTGCATTCTTTCTAATATTAATTATTTCCCCATTAGCAAGTGAAAGAGTACCTAGTGTATTACCACCTGAATCTTTAACTGTCAATACTTTAGTTGCACCGTTCAAATTATGAACTCTTACAACCTGAGCAAAGGAAACATTAGAAGCGGTATTACTAAGGCTAACTTCACTAGATAATACTTTAACTGTTGAGGCCATATTCTTCTCCTATTTCTTCTTTGGTTTTAAACCAATCTGAGTATCTAAAATACCCTTTTTTTTCGTGGCACCAGTGCCACCCTTTATTTTGTTGTTCTTCATTGGTATGATAATAATTTACACAACCTCGAGTCTCGACATGAGTCTCTCGGCTCTGTTTGTCACTTGCTTGTACCATCTTGAATCTCTCCCTTCAATTGCAGCTTCTTTCCAATTTTCATCAAGAATCGCTGCATGCATTTTCTTGAATTTGCTCAATCTGGTTCTCCCCATATTAAACATCATATTAACCAATATCTGCTGGACTTCGTCGGGTAAGTCTCCAAAGACCCCGTCTTCGTATAGCAGATTACACTCTTCGATTGCGGTGTCCAGGTCGCGTTCGAAACATTCTCTAACTCGCTCTTCGGAAACAGCTGTTCCAAGGTCAGATCCGTGTTCAGGGTCTGACTCCAGTACCAGGTGTCCCACCCCAAAAGTAGGATATCCCAGATGGTCATGATAAATTTCATAAACCACCCCTTCGTCTATTTTTAGTTGATTGAATACTGCTTCTCTATCTAATTTTGTATCTTTTCTAAAAAACATATTAACTTCCTAAATCCATAACTCTATCGATGGGAATAGTATTCCAACTCGTTTTACTTTTCCAATTACTTATTGTATGATTTCCATCAAAACTTGCTTCCCAAAATACTAATTCTCCACTAGTATCTTCAGCTGTAAATTGAGTTAAATCTTTTATATAACCATCAAATAAAGTTCCATTAATTGTTACTTCACTCTCATCAACTTCTCTTTGAGGAAGAAAATGAGGAGTAATTTCATTCATTGGACATAATCCAAAAAATTCTACTAAATCAGAATCATCAATTTCTGCGTATCTATCTGCTCCTGAAATATCTGTATTATTACTTATATCATATGTTCCGTATTGCATTTTTAATTTATTTGGAAAAGTTTTATCTTCTAAATTTTGTGATTTTAGATTTTCGTATATTCCTAATATATTTTCCATATATACGTTTGAACCGAAGTTTTCATGTAAGTAGATATCTGCAGTTTGCAACGTAGCTGTACTTACATCTTCTTCTACAATAGTTACTTTGGCTTCGTCTTTAAATAATTCTTTTAGCCAATAAATAATTCTTTTATTATTTTCGTATGCATATACATGTGTTGCACCATATTTAACACATAGCCATGTCATAATTCCAGAACCAGCTCCTAATTCAACAACTGTTTTACCTGAAACATTTGCTTTAATCCATTCTAAATACGCTTCAGTTCTTTCTTTATCGATTGCATAATCAAATACTCTATTTACTATTGGATTTCTCATACTGTTTCGTCCCAAGGTGAATTTGTTTCTACCCAGTCATTAACTTTTTTCTGAGTAGCATCTTCGTCTATAAGTGTATCGTCTTCCGAATCTAAAACTGCAGGAATTTCTGTAATGCAATCTTTATAATCAAATTTTGCCCATTTAAACTTTGAGTTTGGTTCCATTTGATCTTCTATAATTATATACGCTATATTTGACATTATGATATTGTCCATGTTGTTCGCGAAGTAGTTGTTGTTGAACTACTGCTGTTATTAGTACCTGAACCTCCAGGGAATAGAGTACTATCTACATTTTGAGATGCTGGTGTGCCCGAACGATAGTTAGCTATGGCAGAAACCTGACTTGAATTCCATCTCCATATTCTTGCAGTACCACTTGAAACATAAGTGTATGTTGCTGAAGATCGAGGTAATGTTAATGTTGTCATACCACTTCGTGTTGCTACTAAATTTGTAAATCCTGAATTACTATCACTTCCAGTGCCTTCTACAACCATCATTATTCCATGTGAAGACCCTGAAGGACCATAAGTAAAATGTGTTATTGCACGTAATGTTCCAAGTGTCGAACTTAAACCAAAATTAGTAACAGGATAAGTTGCTCCTACTAAACTACCTTGGTTTGAATCAGTTAAATGTGTTGAATTGACTGAACTGTTAAATCCAAACATTGAACTACTATAAGTATTATGATAAGTTTGACCTAATCCATGGCAAATAAATTCATATTGACCACCACGTGGACCAGTATTAGTATCATATTTAACTGCTGGTTGTATTGTTACCGCACTTGTAACTGCAGGTACATCGGTTGCTCCATAAAAATCTGAAAACTTTATTTGGCCACTAGTAGGAATACTAGCACTAACACTACTTGACACGAACGGAGGTACTGCACTTCCTCCATTTTTATAATAATCTGATATTTTTACATTAGAACTATCATCGCCACCGAATTCTTCTGCGATACCATTATTTGCTGTTGCTGAAGTAGTTCCACCTATAACTTTTATAGTATAAGCGCTACTACTTGGTGTACCTAAACTACCAATTGCATTATATACTGTTCCAGATGAACCTGAGAAATACCACCATGAGTCACCGTTTTCTGATGAGTCATAAGATAAATCACTTCTATTGATTGTCACTGTTGTACCACCGTTAGTAGTAACTTCTATTTTAGACCAAGCGGCTGTATCTGTGTTTGTTATTCCTGTTCCGTTTAGTGCAAAAATAAATAGTCTTACATTATTTGGTGACGCATCTGGCAGACCCCAAAATACACCCCCGATTGTTCTGGAAGTGCCGTCTGCAGATAAATATCCAGTTGTTCCTAAAGCCCCAATGTTTGATACTGATGCATATTTTACATTACCAAAAGTTGGCCCGACGTCAAGATCAAACACGTTATGAAGATAATAAATACTAAACATTCCAAGATTATATCCATACGCATCACCTTGCCAAACAGTAGAATCCACAAACACGCCATCATCAACTTCTGTTTGGCGTTTTATTTGTAATAAGCCATCAACACCTGCTGTAAAGGAAGTATTAAGTCTTACATTATCAACAGTTGAAGATGTATTTGTACCTAAGTCTTGTAATGCTAAAGCTCCACTAGAAACTATTGTCATTTAACAATCTCCGTAATTAAATCCTCAAATTGTTCTATCTTTTCTACCCTATTTGGCCAAAGTATATATTCTTTTTCTGGATTCTTTTTTAAATTTGTTAGTAGAGGAAGTATAGAATTATATAGCTTATTCAGTTTATCTTCGGCCTCTTGTAAAGATGCGGATGCACTGGAGGCTTCAGTAGTAACTTTTTGTACTGCCTCTAGTTCGTTTTCATCTACAGCTGTAAAACCGAAATCAAAATCTAATAAATTATTTGACATATTTATTCCCCTCTTGAAGTATTTATAATCTTTTTATTCTCTTTAGCGTCTTTTTTCTTTTTCTTTTTACCAAATATTTTATCCCAATTATCGGAATATGCTTTACTTGGCCCTTTACTTTGTATAGAATCGCCTGTTATATCATTCTTGGTTGCCATTACCAACCCTTAATAATATTTGCTATAATAAAAAATGCACATATAACATTTAATCCTACAATAAAAGTTCTGGCAATTGCAACAACATTATCATATTCTTCAGTTTGTTCGTCTGAAAAACTACCGATTGCATATTTCCAAATTGTCCATAGTTTATGCATATACTACTTTTACACCTCTTCGAGTTAATTCATTTCTAACTTTCTGCTTTACTTTTGGTTTAGTATTATCATTATTTAACATATCAAACAGTTCCTTTTTAGGTGTAGACTTTGCAAAGAAATGTGTTATAGTTTTTGCTTTCGTTTTTCTGTCAACAATTACTTGACTTGGTTTTAGTTTAACTGGCATTTTTATTATTCTCGTATTTAAATTTAATATTAGGAAACCTATCCATAATATTCTGTCGTTCTTGTTCCCAATGGCTCCTAGGTTGTGAGTTCTCATATCCACTAGTATTAATATATATATTACTTCCAGACATTCCATCAAAGCCTAATAGTATAATTTTATCGTATTCACCTGTCTCACACGCTATGAGCAGTGCTCTTGACCCAGATGATATTTCTATATCTGTAATATTATTTACAAAATCTTTATCTTGTACCCATGTAACATAGACAAAGTTATCTGTTCCCCTTACGCAGGCCTTATTAGTATGATCATTTGTAATAATAGGCAATCCCATACTTTGTGCTATAGGGTTTACTACTTCTTTAGGTAATGGGTCCCACTGATTAAAATAGCATTCATTATCTAAACAATACCCGGACTCGTAAATTAGATGTTGCATATAAACATCAACACATACTAATCGGTCAACATCTTCTCTATATGCTCCATTACAGCCGTATACTACTGCATCTGGCCATAATTTTCTATAATTAATATCTTTACGAGAATCCCCATTCCCTAGGATAATTGCGGTTTTAGACATCTTCGCCTACAATATACTTATAAATGTGTTTCCATTTCCAGAATCTCGGAAATTTTACTTGTTCATCTACTGTATGTACATTGTGGCTATGTGCAACCAATATAGGATTTAGTCCAAAGTCTGCACCTGTTTGGGCATTTACAGGTTTATCTTCTATCCAGAAACAACCAGTCCCCTCGTACTTTTTAAGTTCTTCGTCTTTATCAGCACCGCAAGGTAGGAAAATAAAGTCATCCCAAAGTTCTTTTCCAAATAGTAATTCTAGGTTTTGTATTCTTAACTTTTGAGCATATCTGTTTGTAGATAAAGATGTAATACAATGGAACTTATATCCATGTAACATATTTAATCTTTTCATATAATAAACGGCATCTCTAAGGGGAGGTAAGAATGCAATAGCTGCAGAATCATTAAACTCTTCAACTAACTTTCTTCCTTCTTCTTTTGTAATACCGAATCTTTTACCGACATTATACTCTGAAGTGTCTTTTGTTTTGTAACCTTTATGCAATAAGAAATGTGTGAATGAGTATTCCCAATCACATAGGACTCCATCACAATCTACCAATATTATATTTTCTTTCATCAATGGAACACTCTTTCCTTTCCATCAATAACTAGCTTATCAATGTGAACATTACCTCTTAAATCCATAAACCCTTGGCTGATAATCAACTCACAAAGTTGATCCCAAGCGTTGTCGTCTTTAGAGACTGCCAAATCCACCATCTCTTGTTTATATAATGGCACTTCCACTAGTACGTTTTCGTTAACAACTAGTCTTCCTTTTATTGCATTTTTACTCATAAATTTACTCCTTTTTCTTAATTTATACAACTATTATAACACATTTTAAAGTGCTTGTAAAGTGTTTTTAGAAAAAAAGTATATATTTTTTATATATAAAATCTAGTTATTTTACTTAAAATACTTATCTAACATCTCAAGTTTATCAACATAATCAGCCATCAAACCAAGTTCTTTTTCAAGTGATTCCATCATATCTGAATGTTCTGCAACTGCAACTGGATTACTTAAAATCAACTCAATATTCATTCTATGTTTTTCGGCTTGTCCTTGAAGATATTGAACCGATGTATTAATTATTCTATCTCTTAAACTTTTCATACTACAAAGTCCTCTCCTGGATTCCATTCACATCCTGTAAGACCACCAGCCTTTAAAGCTTGTAATGTTCTTAACACTTCATGTGCATTTCTTCCTGTATCTAATGCGTTAATAGATGCATGTTGAATAGTTCTATTTTTATCAAAGATAAATGTTGCTCTATAACAAACTCCATCATCTTCATTTACTATTCCAAGTTCATGTGATAAACCAAGTCCACAATCAGCTGCAAGTGTATGTCTGATATTACCAATCAGTTCATTATCTTTCTTCCAAGCTAATTTACAGAACTCGTTGTCACCGCTGACACCTATAACATTTGCTTCATCTACCAACATATCCATTCCAGCAATTTCTGTTGGACAAATAAAAGTAAAATCTTTAGGGTAAAAGTAAATTACTGACCAATCATGTTTTAATGGTTGATAATTTTCTTCTACATCTACTCTCACAAATTCGTTCTTTTCATTAATTCCCTGGAGTGAGAAGGCCGGGAATAAATCTCCTACTGTTAACATAGTTTCTCCTATTTACCAAACACCCTTTCACGGCGTTTTTCATCATTATATTTTTGTATAGTATCTAGTAATTGTTGAGTCCAATTATCACGATGTTCTACAAAAACCTGAGGTTCGTGATTATCTACAGCAATTAATACTACCAATTGTGTAATAGGTATACCAGTTCTTTCTTCCCACATGATTGCATATGCAGCACATTGCATGAAGTAGTTACTTACCCATTCCTTCTTTTTTGGCTTACGAGATGTTTTATAATCCACAATGGAATCTTTACCAGCCCATACGCCAACACAATCCACTCTTCCAGCCAAACCTAAATGGTCTGAATATAAAGGAGCCTCTTGTGCGTAAACTTTATTTAAATTATTGTCTAATATTGGTTGTACATCTTTAAATGATTGTACTATGTGAGGGAGTTCTCCCTTTAAAAAATCTTGTTTATTATCAACATATCTTTCAAGTAATTCATGTACGGCAGTACCACGCGTAGATGCGA